AGCCATGTTATACCGGTTGCGTTAGAAACAGCAGAAACAGTAGCCGTGAAATTAGAACCACCAGAGCCTATATATGAACTAGCAACAGTAACTGTATCGCCAACCGAATACAACGCACCACCAGTCGTTACGGTAATGCTATTGACCCCAGTACTTGTCACTACAACGGTAGCCGTTGCAGAATTACCATTTCCGCCTGTGACAGGCACATCATAGTACGTACCGTTAACATACCCAGTACCGGCATTAGCAACAGTCATTGCAGTAATCGCACCTTGGATAATTGTGGGTGGGTAGTAGTAATAGTGGAGTTCTACGTTATATGCCTGGTCGGGTGTAGGTCCCATGAGAAAGCTCAACTCAGCAACGTTGTTGTACTGAGGACCAAAGAGCGCATAGTACTTAGGAGTACCCGTGGCTTGTGGTGTTGGGTAGGCTTCACGGATGAAGTTAACATCTTTGTTAAGTAGGTAGTAATAGTTGTACGCATTAGTACCTGTCGTGGAATACACCGCTATGGAGTAAACCGAAAGAAAATCATTAGGGCAAGAAAGATAGGGGTTTGAGGGTGTGACTGTCCCCGTCACGTTTGCACGCAACGAGGGAAACTGAATGGTGTTGTAAATGCGTTGTTCAGCTTGCTCGATGAAACGGTTAATCTGCGTTGTCGAAGATTGTATTGTCCCATCCGCGAGATACACAGCCGGGAACTGGTTCTCCGTATAGCTCTGAATACTATTTACAAGTTCAGTGTATGTCACGCCATTGGTCCCCTAGCCATTACGCCTTTGGTTGCCGCGCCTGTACCACGAATTTTGATACCGGTTGTTTTGACTTTATCTGGATATCCGGCACCGGGGGTGTCATCAATCTTTGTAGCCTTACCACTCATGTCGTGTGGTTTAGCATAAGCCGACGCGGGCTTATTGTTCTTTTTTGTAGCCATTATCGACCCCTTCCGGAGCTACGTTGGTTAACTACCTTAGCCATGTTACGGCCCATAGATTTCATGTTCGCATTGGTCTTACCACCTGCGGCCATCTTCTTGACGCCAAACTTTTTCTCTTCTTTTTGGAGCATAGACTTGATGAGTTTCTTGTCTTCTGCTTCGTCTTCGTGTTTCTTAACCATAGTAACTCCTAAGTTGTGCTAATTGTAACTTGCCCAATAGCTACGGTCAAAGCCAAATTGTTTGGCGTGAGAGCCGCATCGAAAAAACTAGAACCCCCAACAGGATTCCATCCCCACTGAATGACCCGGCTACCACCGCTTGAGAACCCGAGCGTATCGAGTCCAGATGTGTAATAGCTTCGGTCAGGTCTTGGGTCCCGCACACCCTGCGGATCATCCACAGGATACATACCGAGTTGCAACTGGGGCTGATCTGGGTCCCAACAGGTCGGACAAACTAAAAGGTCGTAGGTCTTAGTCTTGATGACTTCCTTTTTCAACGTCTTTAGCTTGTATCGTTGGCCGCATCGGTCGCACTCCGCAATCGAATTTTTGGCTGACGAAAACCGATTACCCATTAGGTGCTACCCCCAATGTACATCTGACGAGGTACAAACCGAACCGCCGCACGCTCTTGGTCTTCATTTGCCGCAGTATTCCAAGTTTCATCGTACTGCGACTTCAAAATCTGTAATCTCTCTAGCCCATTAGGTACTTTAAGCGCCACATAATAGGCAAGCCCTGCCGCCATAGGAGGGATAAATCTGAACGGCACATCCATCACATTGACACCACTTCCGGCATCTTGAGTGCGCTTCATTCTCCAGTATACAAACTGATAGGGCTGTGCGTTGTCAGGAGTGGGCCAGACGGTGATTGCAGGGAGTTTTGGTATGTAGACAGCGGCGCCCATGCTGTGCGTCGTAGCGGTCGATCCATTCTGTCCACGGAAGCAATTACCAAGCGTGGTTCCTACAATGTCGTTGTAGTAAATGTATTCGCTGTCAATCAATACGTACCCGGCGGATGGGAAGTTATTGACATTTGTCAATGTAATTGTTGTATCTGTCAACCCAACGGCGGTCGCAACCGTTGCGGAAGTTAAATACGTCATACCATCAAGACGCTGAACCCACACTTGGATTGGACGCGCTTGGGTTAGTTTATTGGGGAGGGTCGCATAGGTAGAAACACTAATGCGGGTAATAGTCAGGTCAGCCTGATTATTGATGTCGTTGGCCTGTGTGCGGATCACATGCTCTAGCAAATCCACCGTATCCACGGGTAGCGGATAAGTGTTAAGCCCTTGCACCAAATTGATAGTGCCCTGCTCCATCGTCCACATATTGATACCACGATTGGCCCAATCTGCAAACAAAAGATTCAGAGAACGTCTCGCCGTTCTCATGTCATAGCCGGTACGCATCTCAGAACCCGCCCGCTCAAAAGCCTCCTCAACGAGATCGGTGAGCTCAAGATTAAAGGACGTAGAACCGGATGTGTACTCAGCCATGTTTATTTCTTCGCTTTGTCTTTCTTAGCAACGGCGCTGACTTTGCCACCGCGCTTATAGATTTCTACAGGCTCAAGAGCGTCTTTACGCAGTATCTTGCGTGGTTTCGGCATCTTCTTGGGGTTGATGTCCCCCATACCTCTAGAGGCTCTCATTTGGCTTTCTTTGCCATGCCACCGCCGCACATCTTAGCGACTTCTTCATGGAAGTGTTTGAAGCCATGAGTTGCGCCGTCGTGCTCTTTCTCACGAGCTTTCATGTCTTCGTGGTGGTGTTTCATGGGCATTTTGCCGTCTTGTTTGCTGTGAAGTTCAGCTACTTCTTCGTGGTAATGTTTCATTTCTGGTTCATCCCTAAAACTTTAGAAGAAGGCATAGAGATGTTTTTTCCCTTTGTGTGGCCTTTTTCTTGGATTGAGTGTTCGCCGAATTTCTTCAAGCCGCCGGATTGAACTTTACCCATTTTCTCATTGGTAATGTTCTGTTCTTTCTTTGATGTCGCCATGTGAGACTCCTATTTAGATTTGGACGTTTTACCGCCCTTTTTGAAAAAAGCCTCGGCCCCGTGTTGGGTCTTTGGCTTATTGATTGCTTGCTTATCTTCACGAATGGTGTCACCACCCGATCCAAACTTTTTGCCCTTGTCCTTCGTCGCAAAGTCTTTACCCACCTTTTGTGGGATACCAACCTTCTTAGCGAACTTGGGATTGTTCGCCACAGCTTCCATTAGCTTATGCTGTTTCTTGCTTGTACTAGGCATCTACGGCTTTCTGAATAAGTTGGTCAATTTTTGCTTCAATGCGATTAAAGCGTTGGTCAATGTGGTCGCTAAGGCGATTAAGTTCTGCTTTGGGGACATACTCACGAGCTAACTCCTCACGGGTTTTGTTAAGCAAAATATCCAGTCTCTTAAGCTCTGAAAACTTTTCTTTAAGAAAAAATCCCAATATCGCAACCATTGCGGATAGGATGAGATTCCAAATGACCATCGGTTCCATTAGCAGTTCCAAGCTCTAAGTGATTTGTTGATACGACTATTCGGATCTTTTGCCGTCTTCTCAGACGTCAGTTTCTTCTTCATGCCGGTCATCCGGGCACAAAACGAATCTTTCCTTGATCCACCCTCAGGCTGTGGTGGCTTCAGGTTGTGACCTTCTTTTTTGGCAGAAGCACGCCCTTTGGCGTTGAGCCCACCATTTTTATTCTTCCCTTCTTTGCGTTGCCATGCAGGGGTTTTAGCCATTGACTGTCTCCTTTGCAATCTGATTGATCGCAATCAAGGGTTTGATAACTTCCTCACCAAAGTGGTTGGTGTACTCTTCAGTGCCAATATGGGGCAAGTTAATGTCTGGATCGAGGTAGATAGAGAACCCATCGGCCTTTGCGCGGTTACAGAACGTATAGTCCTCACCATAATATTCGCCGTTCTTGAGCTCAAAATCAAACAAGGCGCAGTCTGTGCGCTCGTTGACGTTATTGTAGTAACCCCACTCTGGGTGGTTAGCCTTCATTGTCTCTAGGACATGGCGGCGGATAAGCATAAAGCCTGTACCGATACGGTCTACTCTTAGCATCCCGTCGTGGAATTCAATTTGGTTTTGATCGTCTAAATAGATATCGGTAAAGAACTTCTTGTCCTTAGACCTGCGGGGGTATGCACCCGCTGTAATATCTTTATTGCCGCTTAGAGCCAACAGTCTGAGAACGTCGTCAGACTTAAAAATAATATCGGAATCAATAAACAAAAGATCAGTAGCATCGGATTCCAAGAAATCAGCAACGAGTGCATTTCTTGCCTTTGTTATGAGGGAACAACCAGAAATCTGAGTCAAGTACAGCTTCGCCCCGTGCTTTGCCATGTCCATAGCAAGAGTAGCCAGAGCAAAAGCCGACTTGATGTTCAGCTTGCCATCATACGCAGGGATCGCAATCATTAAGATGCGTCCCTCTATACTGACTGGTTTTTCATCCATAATAGATGGTTACATTGGTAATATTTGTTACTGCCGCATAAATACCATTATAAGCAAGCACGCCTTCGCCTGGAATCAAGATCTGGAATGGTTGCAAATTGGTACCTGTCTCGTAGCTCGCCATCCAACGTGTACCTTCAAGTGCCGCTGTTCCAGTTGAAATAGTAGCAGAATTGATAGTAGTAACCGTGTAGGTATTAGTCGCAACAGTCTGGATAATGTAGTCCCCTGAGAGGGGGGATACACCACTTGCCGGAGCAAATGCTAGACCGACTGCTTGCCCTGCAACATAGCCATGTGCATTGTGCGTAACAGTGATTGTTGTACCTGTCTGTCCATAAGTAACAGAAGTTGGTGCGGTTATCGTATCGAAAATATCAATACGCCCGGCAGTTCCGTTACCAAGGATAACAATGTTCTTCATACGCCAACGACCTACTATCAGTTGGCCGGAGCCATTTATCTGTAGGCCTTTGACGTCATATTGGGTGGTCATGAATAATCTCCTTTAGTTCAAAAGAAGGGGCCGAAGCCCCCTAGGGATTAGTCAAAGTTACCGTATGGGTAAGTTGTTGTGTTGCCGATGTTAGCGTCGTATTGTCTGTATCTCAAGAGGAAATACAAAGTACCTGCACTCAAACTAGCCAAGTCAGCAGATGCGCCGTTGATGTTGAACGTGAACACAACTTGAGAGAAGAAAGAAGGTTGGACACCAATGTTCGGGTTTTGGAAGTCTAGTGTTGTAGCTTGCCATGCGTTGACTTCAGCGGCTGTCAAAGCAAGTGTG